CTGCAAGCCCACCCCGCGAACGCTTGTCCCCGCTCAAAACGTCTCGGACATCGGAATAAAGCCTCATGCGTTGCTGAACGGCAAACGAGTTGAAGGGGACAAACATAGCCTTAAGAAGATTCTCGGCACCAGACTTTCCGCTTTGGGCAAACACCGCCATTTGGGTGGGATCGGAAGATCCCTGATAGATATCGGTCATCTGCTCGGCATAAGCTGCGGCTTCTTGCCTGTTATTATCGCCGTCAATTAGTTCAGACTCTTTATTCCAATCCGTAATTTGGATATTGCGCTTATTAAGTTCGGTCTCGTAGTAGGTCATCCAAGCTGCGGATGCGGCAATGAAGTCGGACTTCTTGAGGCCAATCATCCAGACATCAGCAATCTTGCCAGCCTGCTCTTTAGCCTGATCCCATTTACTTTCAGAGAAGTAACGCTCAAGTCTGTTTTGATGTCCTTCCATTTGGTTGATATATTTGTAACCAGCAGATGCGTCACCGCGCCGTCCGATTGAGAATTTGTTAAGCAGGGTTCGGGCGGCTTTCTGATTAGATGGTGCGATATTACGGGCCAAAACCTCGCCTCGCGCTCCACTACCCCAAGCTGTCACAAGCTGATCTGGGGGCTGTTTGATCCACTGATAAACGCCACCAAGGGCAATACCTGTACCAAGCTTGCGGGAGATAACACCGACAGCATCGGCGGCTTTTTCAAACGCTCCGCGACTCATGGCACCTCGCCGCATCCTTGAAAGACGCAAACGATTGAGGCGATCCACAAAGAAGTCTTTGTTTGCCTGTCCACCAAACACCTGAGTCGATTCAGGGGTTTTCATAAACGAAGCGATTTGCTGCCAAGCTCCAGAAGTATATGCCTTATTAATCTGGTCTGATAGACTATTGAACGTGCTACGGCGAAGATTGAATTCAATTTCTTTTGGTGTTCCAGTAGTGCGATCCTTGGGAAGCGTTGAGTAATCAACGCGCTTAATAGTGTTGGCCGATTGTTTCGGGCGAAGAGAGACCTGATCGTAGAACACTTGTTCTTCCTCTTTGGTGATAGCAAGCGAAGGCCCAGCCGAATTAAAGGCAATCGGAAGATAATTAGGGTTATCGTAGTTGTTTGCTTGATCGTTGAAGTTCTCGTCAAAGTTCTTCAGGAAGTCTTTGTATTTAGGAAGGAGCGTGTCTTTATACCAGATCAATGAATCGTAGTTGGGGCGATAGGTCTTTTTAAGTTTATCCAAGACATCTTGCGTTGATGTTCCGTCGATCTGATTCAGAATTGTTTCAATGCGATCAGCCATGGCCACGCGATCAAGCTCTCCAGATTGGCGGCGGTTGGAGATGTCCTGTCTGATTAGGTCTCGGCGTTGCGCGATAGAATCGGCATCGTCTTTTTGTGGAACGCGCTGAATCAAAAATCCCGCGACACCCTCGGCCAGCAGACCATCTTGATTACGCGAAGTTGCTCCATAGTCCTTTTCAAGTTTGTTGTGGAATCCCGCCATCTCTTCCTGAATCTGATCAATGGTATTGTTGGCTTGTGTAAAGCTTGAATTAAGATCAAGCATTCCCATGGCCTTGTAGATCTTAGCCATAGACTTAAGACCGAAAGCATTGCGGAATGTGTCAGATACAGACTGGAGTTCCAGCGCCCACCCCCTCATAGTCTTCTCAGCACTGATTGATCCAAAGGTCGGAAGGAGGTTTACCCAAGCCTTATTACGAGATACCATCTCGCTATCTTGTGCTGCAATACGGGCATTCTGCTGGCCGTTGGCTACAGACATAAAGTATTCCGCGCCATTGGTTTGATTGTTGAAGATTACATTGTTGGCAATGCGGATAAAACGCTGGCGCTCCTCGGCATCCAAGGCCGCTGGATCAACCTTGGCCATGGCATCAACCACCTTGCGCTGGTCTTGTCTAAGCGGTGTAGAATCGTAAGCCCTCAACCCATCACGGGTTTCAATGGCCTTCTCGGTAAGAAGATTGTCTATAGCCTCGCGATTTTCATTGGCTTCAATCTCTTTAATGACATCGAATGCCGCCAAAACTTCATTCACTTCTTCGGGATCAACCCCGTATTTCTCGGCAAGGCGAAGGTTTACGGCGCGATCAAGCTCGCGTTGGCTTTGAATCTCCTCATCTTTAGCGCTTGAAATATAGCCCTTAATTTCAGAATCAGGAACAACAATATAATCGGGAGATGTGACGGCTTTAAATCCTCCAAGATAGTAGTTAATCATCTCGGCAAACATTCTCGGATCATCAAGACGGTTAACGGCAATCTTGCCGATACTTTCCAAGATGCCTCGCTGCGGAGACATGGCGATTTTCGGTTGTGTAGAAAGTGCCTTGGCTCGCTTCTGTGCGTCTCGCGCTGCCTGAACATCGGCATCATAGTTGGTATTCTCTACAACCTTTGCGGCATAATCTGTGAAAGATTCGATGGACTTCTCGCTAGTCCAGATGACCTTGGCTGCACGTTTGGCAAGGGCTTGGGCTTGTTTCGGGCGAACTGGGCCGCGAAGCTCCATGGCCTTGATAATCTCCACCACTTCATTGGCCGTTTCTTGTTGGGCTTTCTTGGCCTCACGGGTAGCTGCTGCTTTGAGACGGATCTGCTGATTGAGAGCGGTCTTCTCGTTGACTGTAATCTTGACAGGCTTAACCTTGACCCCCATAAACACATCGAAAAGACGCTGCATGACGGGGCGCGGACGATCAGGGTCAACCTCCTTGGGGAGGGTAACGCCTTCGGGCAGGGCTTCCACCGAAAGACCAGTCTGGGTTTCAAGGAATGCAGTGGCGATAGACTGTTGGATATCGTATTGCTTTGCAATGGCATTGGCCACCTTCTTGGCATTGGCTGGCGTGAGGTTGGTGTTCTCTGAAATGAGATCTTGGAGTTGGCGGGTATCGCCACCCTGATCCATCCAGATAGAAGCTATCTCGCTGATCTTGTAGGTGGTCGGGCCTTTGGCCTCAGACGCCGCATCCACCTTGGCCATAGATGCTGCCATAGTAGAAAGAGTAGATGCTTCGGGGCTTCCCTCGGAGAAGGTTGGAATTTTTTCTGGCGGCACTGCCTCCATCGCAATTGCTTCTCCCTTGATTGGATTACGCGCAACGATCATTTGCCCCTGACGGGTAACATCTTCAAAGTGCTGAGAAATCTCATCAATGTAATCTTGTGTCCTGCGATTTTCTTGCCAGCCAGAAGCTGTCTGTTTTCCAGTTCCAGACTTATCTCCCTCGTAAATATAAAAGTATGCCATTCCATCTTCTTTGATGGCATCAGCCGCCTGACGAATCACAAGATCCCTAGCCTCTGGCTCTTGAATCACATTCAAAACATTGGAGGCTGTTGCCGTGTCGGCCTGTCCCCCACGAACTCTTTCAATGTTTGCTTCGTTGAAGGCGCGATCCCTATTAAACCAGTCAATAATAAGATTGGTTACTCCGCGATCACGCAACCAATTGGTAGCATTGTCAAATCGACCACCACCAATGTCGGCATTTATTGTTCCAGAAACCCACTCCTTAACCTTGTTAAATACCGCTGGCAACTTTCTTTCGTTAATTGATGTTCTAGCTGATGTAATTTCTTGTTCTGGCGTTTTCCAAACATCTTCAATAATTTGAGGTTCGGGTGCTTCTGGTGCCACCATTTGGGTGGCTTCTCCAGTTATTGCAGGCTCTTCACGAAGTTCTGGCGCAGTTCTGGCTCTTAATCTATTCTGTTTTTCTCTTTCAATAAGCCTTCTGCTAAATGCGGGATCAACAGGTTGCGCCCCTCTAACTCCATAGATTGCAGGAGATAGAGACATTTGCATCCCGTTCCACCAAATCTTGGTTGATCCATAGTCTTTGCCCTGAATAATATATTCAAAAATGTCTTCAAGCTCTGGTGTCCCTTCTTTTCTTGAAAACAGTTTTCCAAATATATTTTTAACTTTATTTAAGATGCTTTCAAATATTGGCACTAAAGCCTTCTGTTCTGACTTTTTAGTAAGAACGTATTCAGCAAAAGATTGAGCAAACCACTCTGACTCGCTCTTGGCATAGTATCTTGAATAGAAGTCCGCTTGTCTTGCAGCAGCAACACCGCTTTCAAAGAATTTTTCACGCTGCGTTTTGGTTGTTTTATTGTAGACAGAAGCGATCTTGCCTTTCTGTGCCTTATCAAGTAGCGAATAGTATCCAGCGTGGCCAAATTCATGCCAAAATGTTGATAGGGTTTCGGCTGTTTGCTCGTCTATTTGAAGACCCTTTCTGGCATTTTGCATCATCCGCAATGATGGCTTATAACCAATTGCCTTTCCTCTTATTGTCTCAACAGTTTGCCGACTAGCTCCACCGCGACCATATGCTCTGGAAACACGGGGACGCAGAGACCCCATCTCCATGTTAGCCAAAAACTCGTCATTTGTTTTGTTATCAAAAATAACAGCCATTATTAGATCTTGTCCTTCGCTGGTAATGGCTCCATCAGCAACCATCAGATCAAGTCTTGTGGCAAATCGTCCGTGGCCCTCGCCGCGAAGATCAAACGCCGCACGGAATTCCTCCTGATTAGCAAAAGCAGATCCTTCTGGCTTTTGAACTACTGCTGCTTTTGCCTCGTCCTTTCTTTTAATTACATCGGCAAACACATCAGAGTCCTCATCCACCTCTGCCAATGCCTCGACATCAGAAAGGTCAATCCGCTCCATCTTTTTCGGAGGAACATAGATGTCCTCTACCAGTGTCCAGCCTGCGGGCATACGCACACCTGTTCCCACCTGATCCACTCCGATGCGAAGCCCCTTCGCGATGGCTTCGGCCACGACTTCGTTTGATCCTGTGTCGATTTGGATCTTTCGGGCTTCGGGGTTCAACCTTGGGCGCTCGACTTCTGGTAACGCCTCTAGACCCGCTTGCGTGATCACTGGTTGCCCATTGTATAGCTCGACTAGTCCTTGACCGACCAATCCCGAAACATCCTCTTCTGTTTGTTCTGCTCTTGCTACTCGGCGTAGAGGTTCAAGATTCGGGGTTTCGGGAGCAACACCAAGCTTTGCTGCGTGGCTGTCGGCAAACTGTATAGCTTTATTCTGTAGTTGTTCTGGTACAAGAGCGTCCAATTCTTGAAGCATCGGAATTACAGCCTCTGGAACAGTTCCCCCAGATTTCCAAATGGAATAAGTTTCAGAAACTAATTCATCGCGTGAATCAAATTTTGTTTTTGGATAGGCAATCCCAGCCCTTCCACCATGCCAAGGATCAAGTATTTCGGTTCTGTCTGCACTATCAGACCACTCAAAAAGGCGACTGACTAAATCATTGTCTGCCGCATTAAAAAGTGCCCAGTGTCCAAGTTCGTGACGAACAACAGATCTTGGTGTCAACGCCGCATCCCCAGTTAAAGAACTAAATTCTTTTGGGTTGTTTGTAAGTTTTACTTCGTTTGTGGATTTATCGTATCCGCCCGAAACAGCAAAACTTAAATCACTAGAAGCAAATTCTGGCTCACCATATTTTGTTTCATTGCCAGCGGCTTCCCATATTTGAATTGCTTTATCTACTGGAGTTTTTGAAAGCGATGCTTCTTGCTTTGCCTCATACGCCACTTCTCTGGCTTGCTCCACGCTTTCACTTGCCCTTCCGATACCAAGCCTCCTTCCAGATAGTCTAGAGGCATCGATGGCTTTTTGTGCGGCAACTTGTGGATCTACTTCTGTGGGCGCGACTTCTGTGACAGGCGGCGGCTCTGCTACTACTGGTTCAACTACTGGCTCTACAGGGGCTACTTCGGCTTCGGGGGCGGCGATAGGAACCCTTCGTCCTTCAATAACTGGACTAGGCGGGACTTCTCCTGCTGGGAGAGGGACTGCTTGGGCTTCTGGTTGAGCGACAGCAACTCCTTGCTGGGTTTGTTGAGCTTGTTCATCTTTTCTCCTCCACTGTTTATTTTGTTCTAACTCGGCTTGTGCCATTTGGGCGTTCTGTCCCTTGGCGTTTTCAACTAACGTTGCGGCTTCTTCGGGGACGATCCCAAAAGCCATCTCATAGTATTCCTGATCCTCGGAATAGCGCATCTGGGCAGGAATCACTCCGCCGTTCTCTTCAAATTTATCTAGGACAAATGCCCTCAACTCCTCACCACCAAGATCGGCAATTTCATCTTGATATTGTTGTGCGACAAAAGCTGCGGTTTCGGGATCAACCCCAGCATTGTTCAAAATTCTATTGGCTCGTTTGGCGTTCGGGCTAAGAGCTTCAACGTCTACGGCGGGACGAGGAGCCACTGCGGGAGATGGCTCCGCTGCTGCGGGTTCTGTGGGCGCTACAGGCTCTGCGGCGACTTCTACGGCTGGCTGCGGCTCTGTTACTGCTGGTTCAACTGCTGGCTCTGTGGCTGCGGGCGAGACTTCTGGAGTGGGGGTGACGGGTTGAGGAGGTGTCCCCGAAACAGGAGGCTCTTCTTCTAGTTCTATTCCTGCTTCTGCGGTAGCTTCTGCTCGGAGACGGGCTACTCGCTGGTCGGGAGTTTCGGCGCGTTCCCGCTCAATCCTAGCCCTCCATTGTTGGTCGGTCTCCCCCTCTCTACGAGGCGTGACAGTAGCTGGTATATTAAGGGTTTCGCCAACCCGCTCGATCTGCTCTTCGACAACAGCAGCAGATGCGGGGGCGTTGCTTTGCTTGGCCTCGTCTGCGGCCTTCGCGGCATCTCGCAAAGCTACGGATTCACGCATACCAAGTTGTTCTGCCTTCGCGCTAATACCGCCAGCCGCTCCACCCAAAACTCCACCAAGGGCACCCTCAAGTGTGGCTTGACCTAATACTCCGCGCATAGGCTCAACATCAAATCCCTCTCTACCCAAGGCCACGTTCGCGGCCAGTCTCTCTTGACCACCCTGCAAAGCCTCCGTGGCCGTCTCGACAATGCCATCCTTGACCGCGCCCCTAACAAATCCTGTTCGTAATACTTCTTGGATAGCCCGCTCAGACACTTGTTCTGCCGCTTCTTGTCCAACTTTTCTGGTGATCAAGGAACGAATAGCCCCCTCTGCACCAGTGGCGGACGCCGCCACCCCAAGACCAGTTCCAAGTAAAATCTGATCAAGATTCTTGCCGTTGTAAGATTGAGCCTCGCTTGCAGCTTTTTCGGCCTTGTCCTCATCCACCCCACTATTGATTAGCTGCTCTTTGACAGCATCATAAATTTCTCCTTTGACAATACCCCCACCAACGGCACCACCTTGCACACCTTGCAAGACCGCAACACCAGCCTTACTTAGTCCAACCGCCTTGCCCACACCCGCTGTGGCGATGAAGGGAATCAAAGACCCGATACCTTGGGAAACCAGATCAATAGGTGCAACGGTCAACGCTTTGAGGCCCGCCCCGATTTCCGCCAACACTCCCTGCCCTTCGGCTTCCTGCATAATGCGACCAATTTCTTCGGCATCTTCCTTGGCCCCCGCCGAAAGAAGGCTCCGATACCATTCGGAGTTCTTGGCGAGATTCTGAGATACCGCATTATTGGCCCCGAAAGCATCGGAAAATCCTTTTAATACATCGTTAATACCAGCACCAATATTTAGAAACGGGTCGGCTACGGGACGAAGAATCCCCTCTTCGGGTTTGCGGGCTTCAAACTTTGGAACTTCTGGGGCGGGGGGAACCGTAAGACCGCCAACAGTTGGAGTCTTGGTTTCGCTTAAATACGCATCAGGATCGAAAGTGGCCGCTGGCTTTTTCGATTCGCTTAGATAGGCGTCTGGATCAAATCCCGCTTTTGCGGTAGATGAGGTGCCTTTCTCATTCAGATATTCATCTGGATTAAAGGCCATTATTCAACTCCAAGTTTTTCTTTGATTCTTTGAGAGCGAGGATCGTCGGGATTTGCATTGGCCCAGTCAAGCGCAGATTGATCAATCTGACTAAACTCTGTCTGTGCTGGTTGGGCTGCTCCTTCGGTTGGCTTCTGCGGCATCAGTGCGTTGAATCGCTCAACCAACACATCACGTTCACCACGATAAAATTCCGAATTAGCAATAAATTCATCTCGCTTGGTTGAGTTCTTTTCCCTACCAGCATTGAAGTTGGCCTTACGAATCTCAGAATCGATTTTGTTAATTTCATCCAAAATTGAACCAGCCTGATCTTTTGTATCTTCGTCAAGCTTCGATTGAACTATTTCTTTTTTCTTTGTTTCAATATCATTGCGCTTGGCCTCGCCAATCGCCTTTGAAAGTCCAAGCTGGTCAACCTCAGTTACCTCGCCTGTTTGTGGGTCAGTTTTAAAAAATGGAGCAGTATCAATCTTTAGCGCGGATGCGTCTTGCTGCTGTCCAACAAGCCATTCGCTTTCCCGTTCTCTTGATTTATTAATAGAATCTTGGTATACGCTATTGACGGATTCATATTCTCCAGCAATTTTTTGCACCCCTTGATCCGTTACACCAAGTGGATAAGCCGAAAAAAGATCACCTCGTTTTTTTCTGTAATCTGGATCTCGCGGATCAAGTTGGTTTAGTCCTCCGATAATGGCGGTGGCCTCCGAACGCTGTTGGGCTTGAAGCTTTTGCTCCGCCTCTTTGAGACCCCTGTTGTAATAAAATTCATCCTCTTGGAATTGCTGGTCGCGAGCCTGCATTTCGAATTGTTTTCTTTGGATGTCCATCTGCTGAAAGGCTTGGGCTTCTTCAATTTGGCGTTCACGCTTTTTATCCCATTCCTCCTGCATTCGGATTGCCCTGCGGGAAGATCCTTTCGGGCGTCCACCCCAGTCTTCTGGAAGATCTGGAGAAACAATAGAAGACGAAGAAAGCGGCCTGCCTTGGGGCGCTTCTTGTTCCAATTCTGGAAATTGTGGGATTTCGTCCATTAAGATCTTGGGGTAGCGAGCGGGTTCATGTTCCATTCAGAAAATGGGTTAAAGTTTCCAAAATCCGCAGAAAATCCAGTTACGCTTGGCCTGATGGCGGATCTGCTTGCTGGTTGTGGCCCACCAACAACATTTCTTTGCCACTCTTTCCCAAGATCCTCAACTGGATTGAACTGTCCCATGCCGACACCGCGAAATTGCATTCCACGAACATTGAATGGTTCATTACTCATTGGGTTGCGTCCAGTTTGCGCTTGTTTCCAACGTTCAGCCTCTACAAGCAATTGTGCCCCACGATTTACGTCTGGTTTAAAAAATCTATCATCTAGAGCTTTTCCCGCTGCGGTCTCCGCCAGCCCCTGACGGAATGCGTATCCCCGCTGAATGGATTCTTGATCAAACTTTTGGGCAATGTCTCGTCCAATACCAGCACCAGTCTCCCGCATTTGGGCCAGCAATGCTTGTTGTTGCTCTGGTGTTCTGGGTGACTGGGCCATTGTGCGTGGCGTGTTCATATTTGCCGCCTGTTCTGCTGTGGCAAAGATGCTACCATAAGGGGTTTTGATTTCCTGAAGACCTTTTTGTTGCGCGGTCTGTGTCCCCTGAATATTCATAAATGTGCGACTTGTGTCTGTCGCAAAAGATGAAGCTTGGGGTAACGCACCAACTGGCTGGCGATTTAGGGGGGTGTCAATAATAGCCTGCTGTGTTGGGGCAAAAGAAAAATCTCTAGATCCCATTTCCCTAGATCCAAAAGTATTTCCAGCCAAACTTAGCCTTGATGGATAATTTACACTTGCCCCGCCCACATTCATTTCTGCCGATCCGCCGCCGCGAAACGGAATAATAGGTGCAGTGGGTTGTGGATTAATGTTTTGAAAATCAGAAGGAAAAGCTGGAATGCCACCACCCATACCTGTTCGCAAATTAGTTTGTGTAGGAGTTTGGGTATAAATACTTGGCCCAAGAGGACTCCCATATGGAAGCGGCTTGGGTGCCGTTGGGGGCATTTGCGGGGTCGTTGGATAAATATCAAATCCTGTTGCTGGCCTTCCGCTTGGAAGTGTCGGAACGGTTGGTGTTGCTGGTTCTTGACGCTGGCCACCAGTTCTGATTAACGGGCCAGAAGTGAAATTTGTAAAAGCATTTGTAATTCCCTGAACTGCTGGTGATACCGCCCTATTAATTGCCGCTCCAGTTCCCTGTGGAAATACATTGAACATGGTTGCCGCAGCCTGATTGGCCTGTCTGAGTCTGCGCTGTTCTTCGGTCTCTGGCATAAAATCAAGTCATGTTTACGAGTCGGCGGGTAAGCCAAGGAGCAATTTGCATAACCCCTTCTTGCCCTGCGTTATACTCTTTTAGTTCGGCGTTGAGAAGTAAAATTGCTCTGTCCATGTAATATTGTCCGCGCTCGACATCAGCCTTTTCTTCGGCGTTCAAAGCCATTAAGCCAAGCTTAACAGCTTCCAGAGAGTCGGGGTAAAGGGGGTCGTTGTCGCTAATCGCCCAGCAATGGCGGCGTTTAAAGATTCCCTGCACCCCATCCCAATTGCGATCTACCAGATAGCGGCGGTAACTTATAACCCGCTCGCCTGCCTCATACTTCGCCAAGGTGGTCGCCCCAGCCGATACGGATACAACGCCCGTGGTAGGGGTTTTCTCAACAGAACAGATCTCCGCAAATGTCTGGGTTGTGGTTTGGGTTCCATCTCCAAGGTCAAGACGAATTCCCTCCACTCGTTCTCCATCCACTGTAGAATAAATTTTATTCCCATTTGAGTCCTTTCCGCGAATCCAGATGTAGCTTCCTGCACACTCTGTTTCGCTGCTTGATAGGGTAAGCTGGGACGGCGTCTCAATGTCCCGAAATGTAACAAACCCCTCGCCCATGTCCTGAATGGGGCCAAAGTATTTCTCATCCGACTTACGGATGCCGCGCCCTTGAGGAAGATACTGATACCACTCGCTCTGAACGGCGCGAGTCTTGTATCCAGCCTGTCCCGCCCGAATACAGGTCTCCAGATGACGGGGAAGGGTAATAAACTTGTTGTCGTTGGCGTCTTCGTAGGCGGTGATCATGGCCTGAACCAAGGTACCAACCCATTTCCCCTCAGAATGCACCCGCTCACAGAAGCGATTAATGTTATTACGAAGCTCTGCTTGCCCGTCAAAGCCCTCCAGATCAGGAGGATCAGGCTGTGGAACGACAGATGTTGGTAGCCGCTCAACGGCCAATCCTAATGTAAGGCTCGACATATTCGGCGCAAAATTACCACCTTCACCACAGAAGGTCAATAGCAGATTATTCCTTGAAAAGTAAATCTGCCGAAGCCCCGCTCCCCACCCATGGCAAAAACTGTTTAAGATCTTTTACGGGCCACTCCGTATTATTTTGTAATCTCTCCCAGTCTTCGCAGGCATTCTCGTATCCACCTTTGTATATACGTTGCTTCTGGGCCACTTGTTGCGGGGTCACCCATGCCATGTGGAGGACTGGGCCTAGCATAGCTGTTGCTTCGTCTCGTTCGCAAATTTTGCCCCTGTTTCCATTGAACACGGGAGGTTCATGGCGTTCCATCCAGAGTCCAACGCTATACCTCCAAGCCCGCACCCATTCATTGGATCTATTTCCGTAACCATCTGTGGATGTGGATTTTACGTTTGGGCCAAGCATGTAATCCATTTTGATCTTCAAGGTGTTGATTTCGGGGTTGCCATCAAAGAGAGGAATAAGATCACTCATTTGCTGCGCCGTCCACAACTCATCACTATCCATTTGAAGTAAGACGCCATCGTTCTTAAATGCGGTCAATGCCGCATTGATCATCTCTGTCTTTCCGCCCCATTCCGCTTTGGAGTTAACTGTGATTCGGGGATGGGTGGCCAAGACTTGCAGGAATTGATGGGTACCATCATGGGAAACCTTCCCACTCTGATTACCCATCCAGCCCGTATCTTTTACAGGCATCGCCGCCCCCTCGACAATCGACCAATGCCAGTCCGCATCTTTTAATCGGCAGAGTTCGGCAAACTGCGCCCCGATCCACGGAGAGCCATCAAGAACAATTGTAAAGATGTTGAGGGTCACAGCCCGTCCCAAAGATCTCCCTGACCAAACTTATCCAGATACTCTCCAAAGGTAATTAGCTGCTCTTCGTTATAGATATAGTCGAATAGATGGTCTCGGAGTCGATCTTCGCTATCTAATCCAAGCTCAAAGCATAAGGACTCAAAATAAGAGTCCTGAACCCGCGAGAGTTCGTTGATGAAGTCTTTAACTTTAAAGATGCTATCGTCTGGATGTGGTTTCATTTCTCTTTAAATCCACCCTTCTTTGACTTCATCTTCTTGTAGACCTTGGGATCAATGGTGGATTTGGATTTCGGGCGGCTAGTGCCAGCCTTTTTTCTTGCGTTAATGTTGTCGTATAGTCCTCGTTTTTTCATAGTATTATTTTCCCTTTTTAACTGATTTGCTTCCACTGCATCCCCACTTTTTGCGGGAAAGGGAGTTGGGGGAATTGCGGTCTTTGCGCCAATCTCCCTTGATTTTGTTACTACGGGCACAGTAGGCATCGGCGCGATCACTGCCAATGGGCCCGATTTTGCTTCCGCTTTGTCCGTATTTCACAGTTTTTTTACGCCCTGTTTCGGGGTTGGTTACAGTTTTGCTGAATTTCTTTTTCATTTTTTTAGGTTTCTCCAGTAGTTGCAATGGCCTCTAACACGGCAGTAGTCCGTGCAACGTTTATCTTCCCCAAGCCGTTCCTCAACAACACCTCCGATACTTTTGGCGTGAGACTCAGCCTGTAGTCGGTCTTCGTAAGTCCCATTGTTAACCGCTCGCTTTGCTCCCTTTTTTGGGAGGACGGCATAGAGGTCTGGGACGCGCCAGCGTTCGGATTCGGTGCAGATCGGTATCTGGTCATCGTGAAGGTCTTTTGCTTGTTGGTGGAGATTAATCCGACTTTTGATATATGCAAATGTTTCTTCGGGCTTCCATGGATCTAACTTAATTTCCACAATAGCGCACTTGGGGTAATCGGCTTTGATCTTGGAGTCGCGCAATTTCCAGTCTTTCATTACGAGAATGATGGCCGCACGTTTTACTGGATATCCATTGTGTTCTAGTAGAAGCGTGTTGATTGCCGCTTGAGCAGTCCAGTCGAACTTGTCATCGGACAAGGCCTTATAGACACTACTAACTTTGTAGTCATAAAGGACTTGCTCTTGCCTGTCATAGAGGTCAATCTGTCCACCAAGCTTCACGCCATCTACATCCATGTAGAAACGCTCTTCGGTCAGGTAGCGTTCGGGGTTTCGCTTGGCGATCTGTTCCAGAACGTAGTGGTTGGCCGTACCAAGCATTGTCCACACGCGATCCGAAGCGTCCTCGGTAATCTTATCTCCGTGGCGCTTCATCAACTCCCGAATCTTCGGAGGTTGAAAAAGACTTGTAGTAGTAATATCAGCCTCCCCCGCCGAATACGAAGACTCGCTAACGAGATCAACGAACGGCTGGGGGAGATTGAATGTATTAGTGACAGTCACTAGCGTTTCTTCTTCTTCTTGCTCATGCCAGCCTCGCTAAGTGCGATAGCTACAGCCTGTTTCTGGCTGGTAACTTTCTTGCCAGAACTGCTTTTGAGTTTACCGCTGCCATACTCGCGCATGACCTTGCTGATCTTTTTCTCTCCTTTGGATTTCTTCATATACTATGCTGCTATTAGTTGGTTGTTGTTGTTTGACTTCGGCGTTTGGACGCCCAAGAGTTTGCAGAGGTATCGGATGTGAAAGCACTCTTTGCGGAATTGATAGCCTGAACAAGTGCAGGAACACCCTGTGATATCCCCGACTTCATCGGTAGCGAATTCCACCATGTAGTAGTCTTCGCGATTTGTCCGACTTTGAACGAGGAATGATCCCTTATCATGCGACAGAATTTCGATGCCGCATCCTCCATAGTCAGTCATTCGCTTGTGGATTTTTCAGGGATTCGGCCTTGCTCGCCCCGAAGCCAAGTTGTTCGGGGGTGTATGCCGTAATAGGCATGGCTGAAATATGGCCTTGGCGATCCGCCTGAATGAAGAGGGTGGTTGCGATTCCCTGACGATGTTGGTCGGGAAGATTCAACTCCACAGAAATATCATTGGCCTTCTTGACGCACAAACGCATCAGGTTTGCCGCCTGACAGAGGAATTGCTTGGCTTCCTTGTCCTTGTGGACTGGGGCCGTAACAACCTGTTCTACGGGCTTCTGGGCTTGTTGCGGGGCGCTTTGGACTGCGGGCAGACTGGAAGCGGGAACCCCAGCGGGCTGAATCTCCATGGAATCGGTCTTTTGCTTGGAGTTGCCAGAGGCAATCAGCACTACGGACTTACCCACATATTGCTGGAACTTCGACGCAATGTCTTTGTTTTCAGTGAAATACACATGGGCCACGCCATCAACGATTAATTCGATAACGCACAGGCTGTTTGATTTCACCCACTTAGGCGGAGATTTGACGGCTACGAGTTTTGGCCCATTCTTGGCCAAGGTGAAGTGTGAGAGAATTGGTGCTTTGGGTTGGTTTGATTGATATGCCATATAGGTAGATGTTCGTTATATCCGACAACCCATCTTGTCAAGCGTTCAAAAAAAAGCGGGGCCGAGTTTTTAGCCCGACCCCGCCCCACACACATGAAAACAGGAAGACGAGTGCCTTCCAAGTGCGGAATTTAGCATAGATGATAATCCATGCAAGCGGAAAATGATCTTGCCGCCAAACTTGTTTTAAGGTAAGTTTTCTGGAATCTATGGCAGAATTTCCTCCACGGGGCAAATCCGAGTACCCTCCTTTAGGCAAAGCGTTCGTTGCCGAGTATCGCTATGGTGATCGGGATTTTCCCGTTGTCCACATCAAAAAAGACCCAAGAGTCGATAATTACAAGGCTCCAGATGTTGGCGAGCCCTGCCCTGATAAGCGCTTCCCAGATCACACTTTTACCCAGACCCTGCCTACAAATTCTGACGAAAGAGTTTTATGGATCTATGAAAAACTGGACGGGCCGATTATCAGTGGAAAAATCCTTGATAAGGATGGGAATGTCGCCACCTTAACCCGTCAACCCGTTGTTTCGGGGAGCCCTGTAGATCAAGGGTTTAAGGTTCTTTCAAGTGCCATCAACCCCGAAAACAAAGCATTTGGGACAAAGGAAACCGTCACAGTTGACGAGTTTCCCGTTCTTCGGGGCACCCAAATTGATCCCCGTTATGGGGTTGCCTTGGAGTATACCAAAGAGTTGGTGGATGCCGCAACTGCGGTTGGTGGAGTTGATGGTTTAGAATCTGTAGAAATCGAACCCAAGGATCAGTGGAGGTCTTGGAAATTAACCACAAAGCTTGCACAGCTTCCTCAAGATCAAGTTTGGTACGGTTATCGAAAAGAGTCTTTTCCTGATATTCTGGTCAATCTTCAAATTGTCGGAACAGAAACATTTCAACCAGTTCCCACTTGGCGCGTGGCTCCAGACATGCCGCTTAAGGCTAGGTTTACCAGAAAATTTAGCCTTGGCCCGCCAAACGACCCGTCTCCTCAACTTTCTCCAAAGTATTGGGCCGAACCATTTTATATTGCTGTAGAATATTTGCGAACTTCTGAAAGTGAATCAAAAACAGAATCTACTTCAAATTCTAGCAGCACAAACAGTTCTACAAATTCCTCAACCCAAAGTTCCACTTCCAGTGGCACGCAGTCTGGAACCAATACTTCTACCCAAAGTTCCACCAACTCTTCAACACAGTCCTCCACCAGTTCGGGAACACAAAGTTCTACGAATAGCTCAACAACTAGCGCCACCAACAGTTCGACTCAATCTTCTACAAATAGCTCTACGCAAAGCTCAACAGGCTCCTCAACCCAAAGTTCCACAAATTCTGGTACCACTAGTGGAACCAATTCATCTACTACTAGCTCAACCAATAGCGGAACCCAAAGCTCCACTTCTAGCTCTACACAATCGTCCACCAATAGTTCCACATCTTCTGGAACAAATTCCTCCACCTCTTCATCTACTTCAAGTGGAACCACAAGTTCTACTAATAGTTCAACTCAAAGCTCCACCAGTAGCGGAACTACTTCAGCAACAAATTCTTCAACATCCTCCTCTACAAATTCATCAACCCAGTCATCTACTGGATCTTCGACCAATAGCAGCACCAATAGCTCAACGCAGTCTTCCACTTCCAGCGGAACCCAAAGCTCTACCAATAGCTCAACCCAGTCTTCCACAAACTCGTCCACATCTTCTTCCACTTCTTCTGGAACTACAAGCTCTACAAATAGCTCCACCCAATCATCAACAGGTTCTGGGACTACATCGGCAACAAACTCGTCTACTCAGTCATCCACAAACTCATCCACACAATCTTCCACTTCTTCTGGAACGCAATCCTCTACGAATAGTTCCACCTCTAGCTCTACCAGTTCTGGAACGCAAAGCTCTACAAACAGTTCGACACAGTCATCAACTGGGTCTTCAACCTCTTCTTCCACTAACTCCTCAACGCAGTCTTCCACGAACAGTGGAACCACAAGCTCAACCAATTCATCGACATCATCTTCCACATCTAGCGGAACGACGAGTTCAACAAATTCTGGAACCACAAGTTCAACCAATAGCTCCACAAATTCTTCAACTTCTAGTTCTACAAATTCTGGAACAACCAGTTCTACCAATTCGTCCACTAATAGCTCTACATCTTCCTCGACCAATAGCTCAACAAATAGTTCTACTAATTCCTCAACAAATTCGTCTACAACATCATCAACGAATAGTGGAACTAGCTCGTCAACAAATTCTTCTACAAATAGTTCCACAACATCATCCACTAATAGCGGAACGCAAAGTTCCACCAACTCGTCTACATCGTCTTCCACAAATAGCGGGACAACAAGTTCAACAAATAGCAGCACTCAAAGCTCAACATCAAGTGGCACAAGCAGCAGCACGAACTCTTCTACCAATTCTTCTACGAGTAGCGGAACTAGTAGCGGAACATCGTCATCCACCAGCAGTTCCACAAACTCTTCCACCACTTCTTCAACCAATAGTGGGACAACATCTTCAACTAACTCTTCTACCAGCAGTTCTACCACAAGCTCTACTTCAAGCTCAACTAATTCGGGAACACAATCTTCCACAAACACCTCTACATCATCGTCCACAAATAGCGGCACACAAAGCTCCACATCAAGCGGGACAACATCATCAACCAATAGTGGAACGCAGAGTTCAACAACGTCTGGAACAAATGCATCTACAAGTCATTCCGAGGGCAATGGAGAGGACTCGTCAGCAGAATCAAACCAAGGGGCCGTAACATTAGATGATCCTACAACAAATAGGGTTCAATTCTTTGAATCAACAGTAACGGGAAGCTCTACAACATCTGGGACAACTTCTGGAACCAATAGTTCCACCAACAGCGGAACTCAAAGTTCAACAACATCTGGAACCACATCGTCCACAAATAGCGGCACCCAGAGTTCTACCTCTTCTGGTACAACAAGTTCTACAAATTCTGGAACACAATCCTCCACATCCAGCGGAACAAGCACCTCAACGTCTTCTGGCACACAAACATCCACAAACAGTGGAACGTCCTCCTCTACATCAAGCGGAACAAATAGCTCTACCACAAGTTCTACCACATCTTCCACAACAAGCTCTACAGGGTCTTCGACTTCGTCTGGCACTACTAGCTCGACCAACAGTTCCACCTCTAGTTCGACCAATAGCGGAACCACTAGCTCTACAAACAGCGGCACCAATAGTTCTACCTCTAGTTCGACCTCCTCGTCTACTAATAGCGGAACATCTAGCGGGACAACATCTTCTACGTCATCTGGAACAACGTCATCTACCAACAGTGGAACCAGTAGCGGGACAACGTCTTCGACTTCTTCTGGAACTACAAGTTCGACTAATTCGGGAACAACCTCGTCTACAACCTCCTCAACAAGTTCAGGAACAACCTCCTCAACGAATAGCGGAACTACAAGCTCAACTCAAAGTTCTACCTCTTCTGGAACAACTAGTTCCACAAATAGCGGAACGACAAGTTCAACAAATTCCTCCACACAATCTTCTACGGCCTCTGGAACAACTAGTTCGACATCTAGCTCAACGTCTAGTTCGACGGGATCTGGAACGCAAAGCTCTACATCTAGCTCCACATCAAGCTCTACAGGTTCTGGAACTACTAGCTCTACAAATTCTTCCACAAGTTCTTCAACGGGTTCTGGAACAACAAGCTCTACAAATAGCTCTACATCTTCCTCCACTAGTAGTGGAACCACTAGTTCAACATCTAGCGGAACACAATCTTCAACAAATTCTTCTACGTCTAGCTCCACAGGATCAGGAACGCAATCATCGACAAGCTCTTCAACTCAGAGTTCTACCTCAAGCGGAACGAATAGCTCAACATCTAGCGGCACCACCAGTGCTACCAACTCTAGCACTTCATCCTCCACCTCTTCTGGAACCCAAAGTTCAACCTCGTCTTCTACATCGAGTTCTACCAACAGCGGCACAACTAGTTCTACATCCAGCGGAACGCAGTCCTCAACCAATAGTTCTACATCTAGTTCAACTGGGTCTGGTACGCAATCATCCACAAACTCATCGACACAAAGTTCAACTTCTAGCGGAACAACAAGTTCCACATCTTCTGGAACAAGTAGTTCCACTAATAGTTCGACCTCATCTTCTACAAATAGTGGAACGCAGAGTTCTACTAGCTCTGGAACAACATCATCCACCAATTCTAGCACGGGTTCGTCCACATCATCCTCCACAAGCTCTTCGACTGGATCTGGAACCACTTCTTCTACAAGTTCAGGAACCCAAACCTCCACATCTTCAGGAACCACCAGTGCCACCAATAGCTCTACATCCTCGTCCACTGGAAGTGGAACAACAAGTTCAACGTCTTCGTCAACAACAAGTTCCACAAATTCAGGAACTACCAGTTCCACTTCTAGCGGCACTCAGTCTTCGACCAATTTTTCAGACTCCACAAATTTAACCACATCCAAAGGAAAATCTATCTTTAATTTGACAATACCCAAGTGTCTGCGTAGTAGTATCAACGTGACACTACCAAGCGGTGAATCATTTGCCATTCCAGCGACCAGACAAACCGACCTTAATTGGGGTGAATATGTGGAAGTTGCCCGACAAAGCGAACATTGGAAGCAAGGCATTTGGATCACCGAAATAACTGAAGTTTATTTACCAGAACTTTAATATGGAAAAATCAAACAAAAAAACAACAGACAGTCAAAAGTATCAAATTCTTATTGCAAGACACAACGAAAGAATTGATTATCTTAACTATCTTCCAAAGAGGGAAAATAGAAACTACGAGGTGATTGTTAGTAATAGCGGAGATCCAGAAGACCGATTTTCTTGTGATAGGACAATTGTGCGCGAGAATGTGGGCAGAGAGGCTGGACACTACCTAAATTTCATGGCATCAGAATACGAAAACATGGCTCCAACAGTTGTTTTTGTTCAGGCGGGATGTTTCGCACATTTAAACACCATTGAACCAATGTTGGAGCTTTTTTATGGGACTCCCAATTTTCCATTCCCGATGAGCTTTCTTGGAACGAATAACAATGTTTGTATTCCCAAAGTTCCGAGATGGTCGGAGGCAGAACACATTATCAAAACGGCTTGGCAAGAAGACAGGCACACTCCTGAGTTTTTTGGCAAAAACGGAAGCGTCCCTTGGGTTATTGGTGGTGGAGCCCAATTTTACATCAAAAAAGAAATCGTTCTCAAGAGACCGCCAGAACATTATTTGCGAGCTATTGAATGTGCCAGAGACCCAGAATCAAAACTTGCCCACGTTCTGGAATTTCATTGGCCCAATATGTTTGACCTTTCCTGTCTTCATCGTGAGACTACAAAAGCTTAATTATGAAACAAAAAAAATACAACGTACTACTTGCAACACATTCAGAAGACCTTGATTGGCTTCGCTATATTCCTCAAAAAAGAGACTACAACATCATTGTGTCTAACAGCAATGGGGTCAAAAATGTGTTTAATGCCGATATGGTTTTAACCAGAGAAAACTACGGTCGGGAAGCTGGCCATTATTTCCATTATATGGTAGAATTCTACGATAATCTTCCAGAGGTTACAGTATTTGTTCAAGGTGATCCTTGGCCTCATGCAGCAGCGGGACAATATACAATCCCACTAATGGAAATATTATTTGGCAATCCAGAATTTGTGTGGCCGATTACTTATTTAGGCAAACAGTATTCCCCTAGCAAACTTTTGTCTGGCGAAGATTCGCGACAGGCAAAAGCAATTCGCGCTGGAATTGGAGATCTTCCAATTGGACAAGGAATACCAATTAGCATTGGAGCAAACTTTTATGCTAGAAAGGATATTATTCTTTCCCGACCAAAAGAGGCTTATCAAAACTTCTTAAAATATGCAGCAGACAAGACGATATATCCAGATGATCCATATTATACTCTAGCCCATGATTTGGAAGGTGTTTGGGGTGGGGTATTCCAGCATTCGTCTGGCAAAAGAGCCATTTAATGAGTGACATTCTTTCTGGCGGCAGAATTGATGAATCGACATCAGGGCCAATCCCATCCAAAGAGGATGATAGGAAAAGAGATATTCTTTCCGAACAGAGGGAAAATCAACGTCAAGACTCTATAGGTGGGACAGAGGAACCCCCGAAACCTCGCCCAGCCGAACAAATTCCAGAACCACCACAGGTAGCTCCGCCGCTTCCTGTTATTCCATCGTTTGATTTTAGCATTGTTGGATCAGCCCTAGAAGAAACTAGGGAGATTGCCCGTCAGACGATTTTTGACGTTATTAAAAACGTCACAATCAACGGACAGGGCCCGTCTATTGATGGATCTGCGATATCCTTTAACATTCCTCAACAACCTCCTGCCAGCGAGGCTTTCTTCTTTCAGGGCGTGGCCATTCCGCAGTCACAAATTCCCCAAATAACCCAGCCACCCACTATACCGCAACCAGAACCAACCCAAGAAATACAGTCTGTTGTTGTTGCTCCGCCATCTAGAACTAGAGCGCCACAAATCGCCGCCCTAAAAGAAGAAGGAGAGGAAGTTCAGGAGCCACTACCGCCCACACAACCACCTACAAAAATAACACCACCCAAAATGGTGGTTTCGGAAATCCCCACGGAAACAGAAGAGCCTATCTCTGTGGCACCGCTACCCCAAACAATGGTGCCGCCCGCAAGGCTTGAAGTTTCTAATCAAGAGCCAGAAAAACTTCCAAAAATTCCAACTGAAAGGGTTGTCACCACTCCAACATTAGAGATGGACATTTCTTCGGTAGAGGTGCCAGAGAAAAAAACACCACAAGAAGAAGCCCTGCAACCTCAACAATCTGTACCCGTTCAAATTCAACAAGCAGAAGAATACGAAGTTAAGGAATCGCGAGTTCCCGCTGTTCCTTCAACTCAACAACAACCAATTCGTTTGGATGCAACAGAAAACGAAACGGACATCCTAATTGCTGAAACCCCAGAAAAACCCCCAACCCAAGATAGTGTCAGAGTTGCTGCACCTCAAACAATTGAAGCTCCTAAACCAGAATCAACAATATCTCCACCCCCTTCAGTCGAGCCACAAAGAGAATCTATTGGGGAAAAGCAAGACAGGGAGAACAGCGAAAGATCAATAAGAGACAGGCAAATAAGAAGCGCCCTTGGACTTGGCGAGGTTTCGCCTTTTGATGAGCCTCCAGAAGTTGCACCAAATAAAACCATTCCTATCGGAGAAAAACAAGATAGAGAAAACAATGAAAGAGCTAAAAGAGACAGAGAAATAAGAAGCAATCTTGGACTTGGCGAGGAATCACCATTTGATAAATATGAAGGGATTTCTTTCGGAGAAAGGCAAGACGTAAAACTTTCTGAAAGAAAAGAAAGAGACAAAGAAATAAGAGGAAATCTCGGATTGGGTGAAATTTCGCCATTTGACGAAGAAACGGAAGTGGCAAAAGGGTTTAAAGCAGCCGAAGAAAAATACCGCCAAAAAAGAGAGAGTGACCCAAACTTTGATCGCGAATCAGATGTGCGCCAAAGAGGAGAGAGATATAGCGATTTTAAAGAGAGGCAAGAGGCGCTTAAACAGGAAAGAGCCGAAAAAGTTGAAGCGATAAAGGAAAGGGCCGAATTATCAAAAAGACTTAAAGAGGGCGGAATTGCAGAAACCCCTAGTGGCATGGTTCCAGTTGCCCTAACAAGGGCTGATGGACAAAAGAGAATCCTAGCTTATCTTGCTTCGGAATTTGTTGGTGTTGTGGAGAGTGGTGACAATGGAGAAAGAGTAACAAGCCTGCCAGCAGATACCGATTATTATGAAGCTGGTGGTGGTGGTAGCTGCATCGGCCTTGCTCTCTACAAAAAAACAGTAGAAAATACAACAACACAAGTATGGATTGGTGCTGGCACGGTAGCAGGAGGGCTTCCTTCGGGATTTGATCCATCAGAAGGAAAAAGCATCGCAAGTGGCGGGTCGGGCAATGTTTGGGCAGAAGTTAATATCGATCAGTATACTGGAGAAATTATTTCTGTTGCTGTTACTGGCGGAGCTTCAACACCGAATAATACCGAAACTTCTTTTTACTACACCATTGGATACTATGAGTATGATGGCAATTCCGCAACCGTGACTAACTATGGGTGTGGCAGTATTGATGTAACAGTATGTCGCAATTGGTTTGCCGCCGAAGCGCCATTTTATGGAGTAACAATGACGCGATGTGGCTGTAGCGGAGGAGGTGGGGGGGGTGGGGGGAGCGACTTTAATTAAATATGTTTTATGTTGGGAAATCTTTAAAGGAACCTTACCGCATAAGCTCCGAATTTATATGGATGTCTGACAATGATTTTGGAATGTTCACAAACAATCCTAAATCGATTCAGATATACTATTTGAATCTTTTTGAGTCTGTAGCAAAAAAATATAACCATACGTTTAGAATTTATTTAACCGCCCACGGAATGAGAGCTTTTATTGTTAATAAAATAAATATTTCAAATGCAATTTATCTATTGCGCGAAGTTAGCACAGATCCACATTATGTGATGTCTGTATTACGCAAAAAAGAATTTCGTTGTAGAATTTCACCCAAGACAGAAAATCCTCCTGAACATTTTGCAATTACAAAATATTTGACTACCATTGGAAAAAACTTGCCCACCCAAGAGATTGAAGAATTTATAGAATTTCACGATTCTAAAACTAAAGCCTTTAGCGAATTTCAACTTGTTTAAAAATTATGGCTGGCCCCTCTCCACTCAACTCTGCTTGTCAGTGCTGTTTGCAACCTCCTACTACAGAGATCGACATACAATATGCCTCTGCATCACAGTCATGCATCAATTCAAGTTGCGGAGAACTGCCTTGCACAAGCCTTACAGAACCGCCATATAATCCTTCAGGGCCGTGTGCGGGCATCGAAGTAACATGCTCGCCCAACTGGGCCGATCTAACAAGAGCAGAAAAATGCTCTGCCAAAAGGTATTTAACAGTCACTAGAGTTAGCAGCACCGCTCAACCTTGGTCTGGCGAATTTGTGGCATTTGGAAATCTCGGACGAACTACTGTTAAACAATATACAATAGACGAAAATAACACATGCACCTCTACAACCACTTGTTCTGGCACTGTAACACAAACAGATACTTACGAGGGTGAATCTTGCTCTGGCTCACTGAGCCGAACGTATACTCACGAAAATTGTGAACTTGGTATCGGATTTTTTGCAGCATGTATCGGCTCGTCTGGAACCTTAAACGCCGATCTTGGATTTTTCGGATGGACTGGCGTAAGTTCTTATAATCAAAACTGTTACCCTGAATGCAAGCAATACGATGGTGACGGAAATTTACAAGGAACTAGCGGGGGTTCCCTTTGCTCTGGGGCTTTTTGTAGTGTAACCACTACTTATTCGCCACCAGAATCCTGCTCTGGCACAATTACTTACACAAATGAAGCACAAAGCGTTTGTACACCGAAACAGTTTCCTTCTTTTCCTGCATTTGTTGAATGCACTCCCGAAGGAGAAGAACCGCCCGAGCCGCCTGAGCTTGAATCGGGTCAGGGATACGGAAGCGAAGCCTACAAGTTCACAAACCCAAATAACCCCCAGATCAAGAGCGAGCAGAAAGTACAGTATCGGGTGGAGCACGGGCCGACTGGAACGTGTTACTTAAAGGTGTGGTTCCGTAAAAAGATCCAACAATGGAAATACGAAGACTGTGATTCAGGATTTGCTGGAGACCCTCCGCGCACGTTACCAGCAACGATCAACTGTAACGAAAACGGGGGAAGCCCCTGCTATTCCCGTTGGTCTACGGACGGAGCGCCGACATATCAAGACGATGGAACCTACGAATGGAAGGGCACCAGATACCCGTGCTACGCAGAGGACGATAAAGTGCCATCGGCGTGTGAAAACGCAATCTACAGCACGGAAGTGAAAACTCTCACCGCCGAGGAGAATCAGTTGGTCACAGTGGAATTCAAATACAGTCAGATCGAGGATTACGAACCCAACTGGCCAGACAAGGATTGCGATGCGCCACCCTACACTTGCTCTCAAGGCTGTAAACCCAACGGCTTCCCCATCGCGAACCCCGAAGATTGCCCTGAATACAACCCTTAAAATATGTTTCCACAACTGCCTCCCCCTATAACCAATTCCCGCCGACAAAAGTGCGGAGACTGTAACTGCGGCCTCGATTTCGGAGACCCTTGCGCTTCTTGCCCAATGAAAAGATGGGGCCCCGAGATGTGCGAGTTTCCGCCCGAAGAAGAGACCCAGCAAGTTCGCCAGCAGGAGCCTCAACCCCGCTCGGCGTTCCCGACTGTCCGCCAGATGGCCGCGAATCTCGCTTCGGCGGTTAAGTCGGAAGTGAAGTCGCAGATCTCGGGCCAAGTTCCAATAAACCCTGAAGAGATCGCAAGTCGCCTCGCTATCTGCGAAGGGTGTGAGTTCTTCCACGCGCCATCCAAACGATGCAAAAAGTGCGGATGCTTTCTGAAGTGGAAAACCGCATGGCGTAGCCAGTCCTGCCCTATTGGCAAGTGGTGAGATCTAAGCCTTCGGCCTGACAAACACCATTTCTCTGGTTTTGCCACTGTAGCTAATCTTTCTCTTGGTTGATTCAACCATATCTTTAGAGATAAGGTCGAACATTGCCTGTCTGGAAAGACCAACCTCTCTGGCGGCTTGAATGGCAAGCTTCCATCCGTCTGCCTCCATGTCTTCAATGGTGGTCTTGGTTCGGGCTTCCCTAAAAGAATCCCAAACACTATCCCAAGAGGGGACTACAATTTTATCATTGGAGCTTTTTGCTCTTCTAGTTTTGCTATAATGGGTTGCCATGTGTATGTTCCTTTGTTAACTGTAAAGATCAAGAATCCGAAGTCTACGATGCCCGTACAGCGTCTGGCCCCGAAACGGGAGCCAAATCCCTGTAGGGCTGGGGTGGTGATGGCCAACCAGTCTGGGCCCCCCGCAAAGTTGTGGTAGTGGACATGGGAGCGGATAAAGACATCCCCCTTGGGCTGTAGCTCCTTTTCAGACCATATGAGATTCCATAGGCGATCTCTGGCCACTCCGCTATGGCGACCATGGGGAATACCGCTGGAGCCTGCTGGGTGGTGTTTAAGGTCGAATACAACCCCTTCTACATCTACCCACTCATGTTCTCCGATAGCGGCGTCTACACGCTCTGCAATGATGTTCTCCCAGTCCTCCGAATCCCCAGTATGGTAGGGTGTTCCTCTGGTGATAACAATCTTGCAGTTTTTGGATTTCGGGATTTCGCGGATAATCTTAACCGCCATATCACACTGCTCTTCCATGTCGGTAGTGATCTGCTCTGTTCCACCCGACTTCTTGCCAGTGCCGTCCACAAGATCACCATTGATAAAGATGATATCGTAGGGGCCGTTTTTGCGGATGTTCTGGCTATACCAGTTGTAGTAGGCTTTGTTGGCATTTACCCAACGTGAACGCTCTTCGGCTGGTTCTTCTGGGAGATAGCCTTTCGGGGTTAACCCTACTTTGTGGCCGCAGTGGAAGTCCGATAGGACTGCTATTTTTTTACTCATAGAGAGGTTGCTTGGTTGCAGAGATCTAAACACCGCGCATAGCCGCAGATATCGGCCACACTGTCACGATGGCAAGGCGAATTGGTGAGTCTGGAAAGTTTGACCGCAATCATGCACATGGCGATTTGTTGCGGGGTCACATTGACTCCAAGGATGGCTCCCCACATCTTGGCTTGCTTGGTAAAGTCTTCAATAGGGCTTCCGTAGTCGGTTTGGCGATCATAGGAAGTAAGACGTTTGGCAATGTCGCACACATCTTCTTTCTCCAACTTAACCATAGATGGGTAAAGACGCAAGGGTTTTTCCAGCCATTGGGCTACGGCGACCTCCGCTCTGGCTCCTTTGGACTTCTCCCACTTGGGAAGAAGAACCAACTCGTCGCATTCAAAGACCGCATCAATGTCCCTTCGGGCACAGTCTTCAATGAACTTGCTGTCCATTTGAGAGTTGTGTGGGTCTAACCCTAGCTCCTGATCCATCCTTGCGGGGTTGATCACTTTATGCCCTGCTTTCAGTAGGGTTTCTTCGGCCTCAAAGAATGCAGGATGATTAAGGTTGGGATGCGAGCGCATCGGCCCACAGATATATACTGTAGTCATGTATTGTGTTGTGGTTAGTGGATTTGGATGCCGTAGTCGGCAATCAGATCGTAAAGAGTTTTCCTAACTTCTTCAATGGTTGCGCTATCCCAATCGGGATGAGAATTATGGCGAAGATGAGAGCGTAACTCATTATCAAAATTGTCAAGAACAACACGAAAATCCCCTGCTTTGCAAGCATCTTCAAACTCTTGTCGCTCTTCTGGAAGGGAGAAAGATAGGGTTCCATTAGCCATTGTATTAAGAGTCTTTGATAATCTTCTTCAAATCCCCGTCATCCAAATCGTCATCCCCGTCCTCGTCCTCTTCTTGCCCGTAGAGGATGTCATGGATATTGGATACAATGCCTTCGATGGCGTAATCATTGCCAAACTTGAGGAAAGCGTTTTTGGTTTCGTCGCCGTCCTGAAAAGTGGCAACAACAAAGCCCGAATCAAAGTATTCAACAAGATCCTTGGCCAATTTGTCCAAGACCTCTTGCAGTCTTTTGTCATGGGAAGCCATGAGTTTAGTCGATTTGTTCGCGGCAGTTCTTGCATGTCTTGATTACTCCGACATGGTGAACTTGGATTCGTTCAATATTTTCTGAGCCGCAATAGGGGCAAGTTTTGTTTTCGGGCTTGCGGTAGGTCTTTTTCTTTCGGGGACTGGGTTGCTCTTTCATTTAACTTTCGACTGATTGATTCTGATATAACACCTTGCCAAAGAATAATTTCTGCTCTTGAGCCAAACGCCGTCACCCGAATCACTATCTCTGGCTCCGCGCTGGTTTGTGTTGCCCTCAACACAGTCAAACATTGTTTTGCTTGTGGCCACCACAATTCCCGTATGAGAGAAGTCAAAGACCGCAATGTCCCCGACCTTGGGAGCCTTGGTATTGTAGATGACTTGGGTGGTGTTCGGGCGCTTCTTGGCCCATTCAATCAGTCCGAAAGCGGCAGCAGTCCTTGGACGCCACTTGCTATGGGTCATGGTCTTTAAGCCAAGCCAAGACACAACTTCTTTGTCATTGAGCCACTGAGCCACACACCAATCAACAAACGCAGCACACCATGGCCAAGCTGCTGGCGCTAAGTTAGTTGCAGCTTGATACTCGCGGATTTTTTTGCCGCGATTGTTCCCACCAACTTCTTTAACTCCGACTTGCGAAAGCGCAATGTCTGCAAGTTTCTTTACCATTTGCACTGCCTCTGACCGATATCCCAATTCCTATAGATCCGTTCCACCTCGGACTCCGATGGAGACGGAAGTTTTTCCATCATTGCGCCACTTGATTTTGGAAGTGAATCGGATGGAACTGAATAGACGGACAAAGAAATTTCTGCGATCTTCTTTGGGCGGGACTGGGACGAGTATTGCTTTGAGGGTTTCATGGGATAGCCTCATTTCTTCTTTCGGCGGACGGGCTTCTTGATGGCGATAGCCCTGCGGACTTCAGTATAGGTGATCGGCCCAGCCACACCATCCTCGTCAGTATTGACCAAGGCTTGGATCTTTTTGATGCCCCTGACATTTACTTCGTTAGTAACGTAGTTAACGATAGAAATAAGCAGAGCCACAATGAAGCCAGTAAGACTGACCTGATCGACGGACTCCGCCAGCTTGGGATCAACCATGGCGAGACGGGAAACAATCGCGGCAACCACCATGGCAATGAGGGGGGTAATGACTCCGCCCAGCTTGCTAACTAGAAATGCAAGGATTTTATCTTTCATTTGGTTATTGCTCCAGCTTGTAGCGTTGAACCGCCGACTCAACAGTAAAACGAATCAGGGACTCAGAGGCGCTAACGCCCTGCTTTTTAGCTGCGGTAGTGAGTTTCTTGACTGCGGCTTCGCGCTTTTGCGTCCCAGTTTTGTCCGTATCGGCAAGAGATTCGACAATCTCCAAGGCAATCGGTAGCAAGACCGCCACCGAAGAGGAAGCAATTTCCCGAAGCACAGGAAGGAAGAAGTTAAAGACATTTGAGGTGATACCCCAGATTTTTGCAAAGAATGATTTCATAGATTTAAAGCTAGACTAGAATCCTTTGGATTTCAAGTAATCTTCGATTCTTTTTGTGCGCTCGTCAATTCGGGCCAAGGTTTCAGACCTCTCTTGGTTTTCCTTATTGATCATCTCAATCCGCGCATCCTGTTTGGCATCATTGGCTTGGATAGACCGCATTTGTTCGGGCAAGACAACCCAACCATTAAGCGCCGAAAACAAGGTGACCATCAGGGCAATGCCCGCAATCAACTCGCTCATCGTGAGCTTTACCCCGCGCTCCATCCCTCTACGTCTTGGTATATCTTCTACGCTCATAGTGCTGTAATAATTGAAGCCACTTGATAACGCCAAGGCCAGTCAATATAGGTGGCTAGGTTTGCGGGGTTAGCCGTGTCCCCGCGATAGGCGGCGGCAATATGCCCCAAAGCTTGTTTTTCGCTCCAGTCGATAGTGCCAAGGCTCGACCCCGAAACCGCATCATAGATAGCCTTCCATGCATATTGTTTAGGAAGGGATATGTAGTCTGCTTCGGTCTTGAGTGCGCCTGCGGCTACGGCAATCTTGGCCCAGAGATAGCGTTCTGGGAGATCATAGTAATCGGCAATAGCGCCAGATCCAAGCTCTTCAACAAGCCACTTGGCAAGCATCATCCTTCGGGGCAGATCCGCCGCCGAAGCAAACACCGCATCTAAAGTGGGGAGAGCCATAGCCTATGGTCTCCGTCCTTTAAGCCATGCCCATGATGCGCTCGCCCATGCCAGCCATAGGAGCGGCGGCTTCCATTTCGTCAGCAGCCTCATCCTCCATCTCGTCTTCGTCTTCGGCCTCTTCAGCCGCAATCTCGACGCCAGCCAACATGGTGGGAACCAGCGAATCTCCGTCAACACGGAAGGTCACAAGCTCTTCAAAGGTGTCGCCATCGGCAACATCTTCAGGCAAGGTATAATCAGTCGGTATAGTTAGTTTCATAATAGTTATTCTCTCCTCATAGAGCTTGCCTTAGATTTTACTCCAAGGCAAGCCTTGATGAATAGAGACTAACTAATTACGCGAGGTAACCGTATCC